ACGAGCGCTCCTCAAGTTCAGTCTTTGATGAAGTTCAAGGTGGTTACACCTCATCTTCAGATGTTGTTTTTGATGCCCAAGGTTGAATTTGACATACCCATCGCTCCCAAATCCAAGGCAAGACCTAGATCCTTTCAAGGACAAGCGAGGCCATACATGGACCCGTCCTACAAGAAATGGAAAAAGGATGTCTGGAGTCTCGCTTCAGAGTTCTGGACAGGAGAACCCCTCGAAAAATGCGATGCCATAATCGTTGTTTTTTATGGGCCTGCCCGTGGAGATATTGACAACTTGATCGGAGGGTTGCTTGATGCCCTGGTTTCAGTCAAAGAAAAAGGCAAGCAACCCTACGAACCAAGGCTCTTTAAGGATGACAACGTGAAAGTTATTAATGACATTCACATGCGATGGATACATGAACCAAAAGCAGCTAAGGCCCACATTCATTTCATGGTCTATTACTAATGTCTCTACTTCAACAATTCATAGCAATCGCTTGTATTAGCTATTTGCTTTACGTCTTTCTAAAAACTTTTATCAATCATCCATAAATGAACTGTCCACATTGTTTAGCTGGCTCTTCTGAGGTTATAAGGGTTGCCACTAGGGATTTTAAAGGAGTTCCTTATGTGCAAAGACGAAGAAGATGTAATTCCTGTCATCAAAAATTCTCCACTTATGAAGCCGCTGATTTAAAAGTTTTAGCCAGCAAGGTTAGCGGTACTGCTTCATTGCTTAAAGCAATAGACGAAATGAAAGGGGAGATGGAGGCAGATGGGTGAATCCAAGTTTCTTCGTCACGAGCCTTGCGATTGCGGGAGTAGCGATGGCCTTGCGGTTTACACGGATCACTCGTACTGCTTTGCCTGCCAAACCTACAAAAAAGGTGAAGGAGAAGAAGAGAAAAAAGATGCCCGACCGCACTTTGTTCCGCCAATAATGCAACCAGTATTTAAGAAATGGGAAGACGAAACTTATAGAGCTATCCCAAGAAGAGTCCTGGAGCAGTACGGCATCCAAAGAACAGAGACAGGAGTTGTCTTTGAGTATCGAAATAAAGAAGGAAAAGTTATTGCACACAAACACCGAGTCCTAAGCGATGAACAAGAATGACCGAATCAGTTGGAGCGGAAAACCCAAGGAAGTCACAGGGTTTGGTTCACATCTCGTCAATCCTAAGCGAGTTGATGGAATCGCAATTTGCGAAGGGGAATTTGATGCCCCCTCAATTACCTACGCCACCAATGGAAAAGTCGTAGGTATCTCAGTGCCAAATGGCGCTCAATCAGCAGCAAACTTTATTCGTAAAGACCTTGATTTCTTCTCACAAGCAGAACGCATTTACCTTGCGATGGATATGGATGAGGCTGGTAAAAAGGCCACCTCCGAGATTGTTGTCTTATTTCCAGCAGGCAAAGTTGTTCGTATTGACTGGCCTAAGAAAGATGCCAACGAAACACTGGTCGAACTTGGGAGCATGGTCGTTAAGGATGCAGTTTATGCAGCTAAAGAAATACGGCCAGATGGGATCAAGCCAGCGTCTAGTTATGCAGGTTTAGCCAATAAGCCACCCGAAAGAAAAGCTACTGATTTCGGTTTTCATTTTTGGAACCGACTTACTCCTAGTTACGATAATCAACTGATTATTCTTGTAGCTGGTAGTGGAATAGGGAAGACTACGCTGCTTCGAGCATTAGCTATTGCTGATATGGAACAGGGATTAAAAATCGGGTGGATAGGACTAGAAGAAACTGCGGAAGAAGCCGTCTTTAGATTTGTAGGGATGTCAGCAGGTGTTCAGATACATGCAAGGCAAAACTATGCAGGACTAACAGAAAAGCAATTAGATGCTATTTCTTCAGCCGATAAATTTGTTTGCAACTCAGGGAAGTTAGAGCTATTTGATCACTTTGGTTCTCTTGATGAAGATGTCATTCTTCAACGGATGAACTACATGGTTAGATCTCTTGGATGCACTCGTATCTACTTAGATCACCTAACGATTATTAGTTCAGGACTGGCTCAAGATACAAGGCATATTGATTCTTTAATTACAAAGATCAGAAGTTTTATCGCTTCTACAAAATGCACAGTTATCGCCATCAGCCACCTCAATCGCTCATCTTCTCAACATAAGAACATGGAGGATGGAAGTATCCCTGAGCTATCTGACATCAGAGGTAGCCACAGTCTTGTGCAATTAGCAGACACAATTTTCGCCGCAGGTCGCAAGAGAGGAACAGATATAACACATTCTTATTGCTTAAAAAATCGGATGCTCGGACGCTGCGGTTATGCAGGCAGTTTTGAGTTCAACGAAGACACCCAATTCTTAGATCAAAAATGGCTCGACCCATCACTCCAATAACCCCACGAACCTCAGACTTTGATCGCTTCGATGATGATGATCGAGTTTGCGTTGATTTTGGGACTTTAAAACAAATGCTTGCAGAAGCATACGTGCATTATGAAAAAGCTCACAATGATAAAGATCGTTTTGAGCAAGGGTACTGGGATGGCTCTATTCGTCAACTTCATTACATGCTGGAGTTACACGGACAATGAGCTACAAATCTAATCTCAGTCAGAACAAATATAGAGTCCGTCTATTCGGGCCTGATTACGAAAAATTCGATGAATATTTTGTTTCTGATATGGCTAGTGGAGCCTGGAGACAAGCTTTAGATAAACATGGCGATAAATACAAGGCAATCGTTCTCGACTGGGAGCCTATCTAATGAAAAGTCAACAACATCTATCTCTTACAGAAAAAATTGAAAATGCCGAGAAAAGAATTTCTGAGCTAAAAGCTTTGATTAAGCATTGGAAAAGCAAACTTAACCGAAAAAATCACACCAGAGCAGAAATCAAATGAAACTAATCATTGACATCGAAACCATTGCTTACCGCCATGCCAGTAGTAATGAGAAAGAATATGAAATTAATGATGGATTATGGGGGTATTTCTGTGATGTAGAAACTGCCAAGTTTGGTATTGAGCAAGACATTGAAAGGTTTATTAATTTTGCTCCTGATCACACTCCAGTCCTGGCGATAGGAGACAAGAACAACTTTAGGTATGGAGTTTGGCCTACCTATAAAGGACAAAGAAGAAAGTATCGAAAACCAGCAGGGTATGGAACTTTAAGAGAGTGGTATCGAGAGAACTGGGAAGTTAAACAGATTCCTAATGTTGAGGCGGATGATGTTGTTGGATTGATTGCAGATGATGGAGATATTATTGTCTCTGGTGATAAAGATTTAAAGACTATTCCTGGTCTTCACCTGGTCGGAGATGAAGTAATTGAAATCAGTCAGAGAGAAGCAGATATGAACTTCTACAAACAAGTCCTAGTTGGGGATGTAGCGGATAATTTTCCAGGATGTCCGACTATTGGTAATGCAAACCCAATGTTTAAAAAAGACAATTGGATTCATGCTCCTAGCGATATGGTTTTATGGGCAATCGTTGTAGAAACTTTTGCAAAGGTCGCAAAGAAATATCCAGAAAAAACCCCTGCTCCTTTAAAGATGGCGAGATGCGCTCGGATCTTAAGGGCAGGAGAATATGATTCGGTTACTGAGCAGCCACTTCTTTGGACACCTCCAATGGAAGCTGCTCGCTGGTAGCTTCAATGTGTAAATTTGTGAAAACACAATGATAGGGATGTGAGGGATCACTCCTCCCTGATTTTTCATATAGATCGTTTTGATATTTCACACGATCCATATTGTTTTTTAGCTCGTTATTCATTTTTCATTAGGTTGCGCTCAATTAAAGCAACTGCACCATCATCAAGAGTATTGTCTGTTGACTTGGCTAAAGCCTTTAATAAATCAATAATTAATTTTTTAGTGCTTTCGCTTTTAAGAAAAGCAAAAAGGATTGGTCGTACTAAAAGAAGCATAAGAAGAGTGTATATGCTATTAAGATAGTAGTTACACGACCGTAGAGCAATTATGGATGAACAAGAAGAAGAAAAAAGTGGGCGACTTGAATCAATCGTAAAAGTTTCGATTTTGATTTGGAGCGCTACTCTGTTGTCTCTTTCCTACTACGAACCCCCTTCTGGCAAGAAGATTGTAGATTTTGATCCAACTTTTATTGCCTCGATTTTTAGCGGAAGTTTGGCTGCCCTGGGCGTTCAAACCAGCAAAAATGGACGTAACAAAAAAGATAAACTTATAGTGGATAACAAAACTACGACCACGGGGATCAAATGAAGCGACTACTCACGCTACTGCTTCTTACAGGAAGCCCAGCCCTGGCGGATATTGAGGCGAAGTTTGTCACCGCTGCCAGCATTTCTGTGAATATGCCCTATAGCCAAACAGTTAGAGGGCCAACGACACACAGTATTAGTGGCACAAATATCACGCCATCCGTAACCGTTGGGGATTCAACAACTAGCGGAAAAATTGGCGGTCTTAATTTAGGCTCGCTGACCAATGGGGTTCCAGCCTTAATAAACACAGATACAACAATCACAACAGCAGGGAGTGCATTTCAAAAGTCAGAGTCGATGCTATATGGAGATGCCACGCCTAGCGCTGTAGCTCCTAGTTCAGGAATAGCAAGTCTTCCACATTTATCAGGAACCACCACAGTAGGAAGTGGAGGAACATTAGGCTCTGGAGCTATTACGTCTTTGTCCAGTGGGATTCATACTTGCTCAGGCGCTTTTGGCAGTGGTTCTGGTTGTTCCGCAAGTACAACAATGTCTATAACAATTGACTAAATGTTTACTGCTATTATTAGTATTATTACCTGTCAAAGCCCTGTCACAGCCTGTGGTTCCGCAATTTAGAAGCGGCCAGCTTAATCAGACGAGCAGCAGTGAAACCTTAATAAATGAGACGATTACGAGTTACCAGTTCGACCAGGGATTTTCGTTTTCTGCAAGTGGCCACAATGTTAAACCTATCTCTGGTTCAGCAATCAACCCTACTAACACTCTTACAGCAACACAAACGACCAATGGAGTTAATTACAATTGGGTAGCACCTTCACTAGAAGCCGTCCCTCAGTTCGAGGTAGTCAACGAAGGTCAATCCTTCAGTCTGGTTACTTCAATAGAAAATCCTGGACTCGATACGATAACAATAATTCAGAGACAAATTCAAACCTCAACCCAGTCAGAGAGTTTAAGCATTTTTGGAATGTAGGTTATGTAGGCTTATTTATATTATTAAATATCCCTCAGATCGCCTGGAGTCAGACCACAGTGAGCAGTCCACAAAGTACAAGTCAAGGGGTCGTTAATAACAATGCCACCATGATTACACCTGGTATGTGGCCAACTTCCAGATATTCACAAGGCATCCAATGCGTATCTCCTAGTCTCACTATCAGCCCATTCATTTCAAAAACACATAGTTACGCCTTACCTTTTGTAGACAAAACGATTTCGCCCATATATGACGAAGACACTGGAGCCGTGAAATACCACACTGAGTTACCTCGCTTTGAGAAGGACAATTATAATTTGAATTTCGGGGGCGCTATACAACTAAATATCCCACTGGGACGAGGGGTTGACTTGTGCCATTCGGCAGTCAAGACAAATATAAAAGCGCAGCAGTTATTAATTACTTCAACTCGACTCGATATAGAACTCAAAAGACTTCGCATCTGTACGGAGCAGGCAAAACTCGGAGCAGTATTTACAGGAAAATATGCTGTTAGTTGTGAAGGAATAAAAGTAACTATTCCCCCTGGTCAGGTGAAGCCTCACGTTCATTCTCTTTCTTCTTCCGAGAAGTAAGTTTCTT